AAGAACAACATTATTCCTCTATTGCAGATGTTGAGAATCCGCCGGCAACGAAAAATTATCAAGAGTTTGCTGGTATTACTTTTTTGGAGATCCGGGGCGATATTTACGACACAAAAACACAGACGGGCGTTTTTCCTTTAACAACTAGACAGCTTCAAATCTTTTACGAACAGGGCGTCAAGGTTGATCTCTATAGCCAAGCGCAGGTCGGCGGTGTTTATCAAACAGGCGCCTCGAATCAATTTGTGGACTTGGCCATGTATATGTTCAGCCTGTTAGGTCGGGTTGATGGCGCTACGACTGCGGGAATTGCCACTCCTATCGACACAAGCAATTTGTTAGATATTGCAAGCTTTTGCACAAACAATGGCACGTTTTTCAACGGAGTTATTGACCAGCAGATTAATGTGATTGAGTATTTAACAGAGTCGGCACCATTCTTTTTGCTCCGGTTTATTTCAGGAAATGGGCGCTATAGCTTCCAACCTATTCTCCCCACCACCTCTGGACAGCAAATAGATACTACAGCGTTGAGCCCTTCGGCAACCTTTACCGATGCGGAGATTTTGCCGGGCAGCTACAGCAAAACATACGCAGAAGCAGAGCAGCGGCGTGACTTTATCGCTTCCGTTTTATGGCGGCGGACAGATTTAGGCGAGATCGGCTCTGCGGCATCAACAACCGTCCGATTTTCAACAACTGCAGTTGACGCGCCTGTTGAGCAATTTGACCTTACTGACTGCTGCACTAGCCCAGCTCATGCGGAGCTATTTGGCAAATATCAATTGGCATTTCAGAAGCACGTCACACACAGCATCAGCTTCGCAATTTCACTAGATACAACTGGCTTGATACCCACGCAAATTATCAAGGTTCAGCGGGCACGTTTTTCAAGTGTTGGCGATGATCGCACTGAAACAGAGCATTATCAAATCGAAACCATCAGCCATAGCACTGATGGGGTCACAGTGATTGAGGCAACGCATTTTCCTCTTAATGGATCAGACGTTGCCGAGATCTCTAACGAGATTGTAAACGGGACTTTCACGGTGCGGTCATGACTGTTTTTCCTGCAATCACACCGAACGCCCGCGAGCTCACGCTTGGTGATTTTCCGCAGCTCAGCCATTCGAGCGCCAGCGGGATCTCTGTTCGATTTCTACAGAACGCTTCTAGGCGTGTGCAGCAGACCCTTGCCCTTGAGTTTGTAGGGATTACAGAGACGCAGGCAACGTCTATCACTGACCATTACGCGGGGCAGGAGGGCACGCTGATTTCCTTCACGCTGCCGGCCAATCTATGGGCGGGCTTTGACTCGGTGCCTATCAGCGCTTCTGAGTACCAATGGCGGTATGCGGGCCCTTACACCTTGGAGCAAAGCCCTGCCCCCAGCAGGTTTAACATCAGCTTGACGCTTGTAAGCGACGTGATCTGATATGTCGAGTTTTCCCGCGCTATCGCCTGCAACCAGGGTTTACACGCCGGGAGACATCCCGATTGGTTTACAGACCAGCCTGACAGGCGTTTCCACTGGCTTTAGGCGAGGTGGTCGCAGAATTGGGCAGCGTTTGGAAATGGTGTTTACACATCTGACGCAGACGCAGATGAACCTAATCAAGGCGCACTATTTCGACCGAAAGGGCACCTTTGACATTTTCTTTCTGTCTACTGAGGTTTGGGGAGACTATGCAGCAACGCCTCCAGTCGGCCTGCTCGACAACTTCGCCTGGCGGTACATACAAACGCCGCGGATCGCGGATGTTTCGTTTGATCGTTTCACCGTACAGGTCTCGCTCCAGACGGTCCCGATCGATACGGGTGACCTTATTATTGACGGAGGGGCAGCCGCCGCTACGCCAGCGCGTACTTATGTGCTGGATGCAGAGGCAGCTTCAGCCACACCGGCCCGCACCTATGTGATCAACCCGATTGGCGCCCAATGAGCATTGTTCTTTCAGCGCTACAGCAACAGCGGCGCGATACTGCGGCGAACTGGACCACAGCAAACCCAACGCTGCTTAATGGTGAGCTGGGTTATGAGACAGACACGGGCAAATGGAAGATCGGCGACGGCAGCACGGCATGGACTGCGCTCGGGTATACACCCTGGAGCCAGCTCAGCTACCCAATCGTCAACGCTGACATTTCAGCAACGGCTGAGATTGCTGTTAGCAAGCTTGCGAACGGGACAGCCAACCAAGTTCTAGTTACTGACGGCACGGATGTTAGCTGGTCGGATAATTTAACAGTCGCGGGCAATCTGACTGTCAACGGCACGACAACAACTGTTAACAGCACAACCCTTACGGTTGACGATAAAAACATTGAGCTGGGGTCAGTTGCTTCGCCAACCGATTCAACCGCTAATGGCGGCGGCATCACCCTTAAGGGCGCAACAGATAAAACGATTAACTGGTATAGCTCGACTGATGCCTGGACTTTTAGCCAAGACATCAACTTAAACGAAAGCAAGGTTTATAAGATCCAAAATCAAACTGTTTTAAGTGCAACAACTCTAGGGACAAATGTTGTCAACTCCAGCCTCACAGCTGTTGGCACGTTGGCCACGGGCACTTGGAACGCCACAACGATTGGCACGGCCTACGGCGGCACCGGCCAGACAACCTACACAGATGGCCAACTGCTCATCGGCAACAGCACTGGCAACACGCTTGCTAAGGCCACGTTGACAGCCGGGGATGGCATCGACGTTACCAACGGCGGCGGCAGCATCAGCCTTGCGGCTGACCTAAAGGCCAATGGCGGCCTGGTCATAGAAAGCACTGAGATAGCGGTAAATCTTGGGGCGTCTTCTATTACGGGCACGCTCGGCACTGGTGACGGCGGTACAGGGCAAACAACCTATACAGATGGCCAGCTATTGATTGGCAAAACAGACGGAACCCTGGCAAAGGCCACGCTGACAGCAGGCAGCGGCGCAACCATTACTAACGCTGACGGGGCAATCACGATTGCAGCCGCAGGCACGGGTTTGCCAACGGGTGGCGGCACTCTCACGGGCGATCTAACCCTTAGCAACCAAGCAGATCTGCGGTTTGGGGAGGCTACGGCTAACGGCTCAAACTTTGTTGCCTTCCAAGCCCCGGCCGCGATTGCTAGCGACATCACTTGGACGCTGCCATCTGCTGATGCGGCAATCTCTGGTTATGCGCTAGTCAGTGACGCTGCAGGAACCCTGAGCTGGTCTAAAGCTGGCGGCGGCGCAACAGGCGGTGGCACAGATGCGATTTTTCACGAGAATGGAAACACTGTGACCACTAGCTACACTATTGGCACAACCCTGGGCGATACGGCCAACTGTAACGCTATGTCTGCGGGGCCGGTAAGTGTTAATTCTGGGGTGGTTGTTACTATCGAATCAGGCTCTAGCTGGGTGGTGATTTAGTCATGGCTACAAGAATCACAGGCAGCGGTTTTGAAATTGAGGAGTTGCAGCTTGACGCTAGTTCGGGCTCAGGTTCAATCACTCTTAAGTCTTCTGCCAGCACGAGCCCTAGTGGCACTGATTTAACTCTGACATTCCCGCAAACTGTCGGCAGTGCCGGGCAGTTTTTGAAGAATACCGGAACAGCCGGAACGCTGGAATTTGGCGATGTACCTGATCCTAAATATGTGCAATTCAAGAGCACATCAACAAACACAAGAACATCCAGCACCAGTAATATTCCGTTTGATGATACAACCCCTCAAAATACAGAAGGGTTTGAAGTTCTAACTCTTGCAATCACACCTACATCTTCAACGAACAAGCTTCTTATCGAGGCTTTTATACCCATGTGTGATTCAAATAACCTTGGGGCATTGTGTCTTGCATTGTTTCAGGACAGCGGGGCGGATGCTATAGCAACAGCGAGCAACCTAAACGAAGCGCAAAATTTCTATGTACAACTTGGCCTTGTTCATATTATGGACGCAGGGACAACTAGCGAAACAACTTTCAAGATACGTGCGGGCTCACATCAAGGCACGTTTTTCCTAAATCGGCGGACTAGCAATCTTGTCTATAACAGCACAATGAACACGACTTTAAGGATTACGGAGATTGAGCCATGATGTATGCAAACCACTTCGCAATCTATGCGCTTTACCCTCAGGCGGTAACTATTACTGACGACGTTGGCGCGTTTGATGCTGACGGTCAGCCGATTGAGCTTGATGCCTCACTAATCGCGGCAAAAGCTGCAGAGCTAGATTTACAAGAAGAATGGGCCGCTTTCCGAGAAAAACGCAATGAGCTGCTTTTAGCGACTGATTTTTATGCTTTAGTTGATTCCACTTTGTCTGAAGAGATGAGAACATATCGGCAAGCGTTGCGGGACTTACCTGCAAACACTGCAGACCCGTCCAACCCAAGCTGGCCAACCAAGCCGGAGGCAGGCGAATGACCATCAAACTCAAAGGCACCGTTGGCGGAAGCGTC